CTCTGCGCCGCGGCGCGCCGGCCGGGCCGCGCCGGCGGGGCCGCGGCGCGGGGGGGAGCGGACGGCAGGATGTGGGTTCTTCCGGAGGAATGCAGGCCGAAGAATCCCGTCCGCTTCATGTGCCCGATCGAGCCGACGGGAGACGTGCCCGGTGCGTCCTACGAGGTCGTGGTGGACGTGACGGCTGAAAGCAAGGCGGTGGAGGTCGTCACGGGAATCTCGACGGGGACTTCCAAGGCGTTGACGCAGGCCACGCTGTCCACGGAAACGGCTAATGTGGTCGATGACGTTGAGATGGCAACCAATCAGGTGGGGAACCTCGTTTCGAGCCCGTCTCCCATGGTGGGGGCAGGGCTGACGGCCGGACAGTACGACGACCTGGTTGGAGCGTCCGCCCTTTCGTCGGCGACGATGACGCAGACGAAAGTGGAAGTGCTTTCAGGCGTCTCCCTGCAGACGGCGGAAGGGGACTTCCTGGTTTCTGCGACGGCGGTGTCCGGAAGCATCGAGGTGACGGGCATGCCGAACGCGAAGAAGGCGACCATAAAGGTTCCCGACACGCCGGGTTCGACGTTCGCCGTCGTGACGGTGATGCCTGACGGGACGATATCGGGAAAGCCGGGGGTGCTGCACTACACGAACGGGCACATGTTCAACATATCCGACAACTGGTATTTGGAGGGATAGAATGGAATTGGTGGATGGAACTCAACTGTGGGCCATGGGGTTGTCGTGCGTCTTCATGTTGCTGGACATCGTGTCGGGCTTCGTGGGCGCGTTGAAGAACCGGTGCGTCAACTCTTCCAAGATGAGGGACGGCATATTCAACAAGGCCGCGCTCTTGATCGTGGTTTTCGTGGCATGGCTGGTAGAGTTCACGGTCAGGCATGTGCCGGGTCTTGGCTTCGACATGCCGCTTCTGATTCCCGTCTGCGCCATCGTCATACTGATGGAGGTCGCAAGCGTCATGGAGAACGTGGCGAAGATAAGCCCGGCGCTTGCTGGCAGCAGGCTTTTGAAGTTCTTCGATTCGGAAAAGGAGGATTGAGGCATGGAAAGGCCGAACGACCTGCCAAACCCGGAAAACTCGATTTCTTTCGGAGACGTTGCGGAAGTGGAGGTGATCGACCATGGGGACGCCGAATGACGTGCTGCGCATCGCTGCCGGAGAGATAGGGTACTATGCTCCGGACGACCCGCAGCCGGGAAGCAAGTACGGACGATGGATGGCCGACGTGACGGGCGAATCCTGGCTTGCAGGCCCGTCCACCGAGGTGTGGTGGTGCATGATCTTCGTGTCCTGGGTGTTCGCGCAGGCAGGGGTGGATTTCCCGGGCGCGCCCTCGTACAACACGGATTCGACCCTGGCAGCCGCACGCAAGGTCGGGCGCGTGACCGACGCGGGGCACGCTGGCCCGGGCGACATCGTGGTGTTCGACTGGAACTTTTCCAGCGCGGCAACAGACCACGTGGGAATCGTGGAGAAGAACTATGGCACGTACCTGCAGACCATCGAGGGCAACACTTCGGGTTCCGCAGCAGGCAAGCAGTCCAACGGCAACGGCGTGTGGAGGCGCACGCGCGACTACTCGGTGGTGGCGGGCGTGGTGTCCCCGTACTGGGACGGCCCGTCCTCTGCCGCCCCCGTGCACGCGTCCCTCGACGTGGACGGATGGTGGGGGCCTGCCACGGTGAGGGCCTTGCAGGCTGCTCTCGGCACCGGGCAGGACGGCGTGGTGTCCAACCAGGACAGCCGCGACATGTCGGCAATCGGCGGAGTGCCCTCCACCGCCTGGCAGGTGGGCCGGGGCGGCTCCGACGTGATCGCCGCGCTCCAGTCCAAGGTGGGCGTGGAGGCAGACCGCTACTTCGGGCCGAACACGTGCCGCGCCTTGCAGCGTTACCTCGGCACCGAGCAGGACGGCGTGCTGTCCCGCCCGTCAGAGTGCGTGAGGGAAATGCAAAGAAGGTTGAACTCGAACACGTTTTGATGTATAATGTCATTGCGCCGTTAGGTAAGCTGGTTTCTCGATTCTGTGGGGCACGTCCTGAAAAGATGCACAGGTCGAACGGAGAAAGGCCCGCTCTGTACCTTCCCTATCGGTAGCAACCCCTGTTTCGAGCGCCCCGCTTGCATGTCATGATGGGGCGCTCGCTTCATAAGGAGACGAAAGTGCAGAAGTACATCGACTTCGACAGGACGAGAAGCCATAACTGCCTTTTCAACTTCGTGAACGGCATACGTGGGTGCGGCAAGACCTATGGCAAGCTGAAAGACGACATCGACCGCTACATGAAGGGCAAGGGGCGGTTCATCTACCTGCGTAGAAGCGAGGAAGAACTGAAGACGTTGACCACGCAGAAGTCCGGCCGCCTTTTCAACCACGTGCAGACCGAGTACGAAGGGCATGCTCTATGGTGCGAGGCCAACTTGCTGCACATCGACAAGGAGGTTTGCGGTTATGCGGCAGCCCTCTCAACGGCCCGCAAACTGAAATCGGATGCGCTGGACTACGTGACGGACATCATCTTTGACGAGTACGTCATAGACGACACGACTTCGCAGCAAAGGTACCTGCCAGACGAGGTGACGGCGTTCTTCGAGTTCTACGAAACCGTGGCAAGGCCTGGTTCGAGAGACTACGACGTGACGGTGTGGTTCTTGGGAAACGCAGTGTCGTCATCGAACCCGTATTTTGACTTTCTTGGTCTTGACCTACCATATGGAAGCGATATAGTCAAAAAAGGCGAGTTCCTGGTGCAGATGTGCGCACCCCCAGACCTGATAGAGGCAAAGAAGAAAACGAGATTCTATCAGGCTATAGCAGGAACTGACTATGCGGCATATGCAGTGGAAAACAAGTTCCTGAGAGACAATCGAACGTTCATAGAGAAGAAAACAAAGGACGCTGAATACCAGTTCACGTTGATCTACTACGATAACCTAATAGGTGTGTGGAGAGACTACCGTAACTGCAAGTTCTACATAAGCGAAAGCGTTGACAAACAGTGCAGAACGGTGTATGCTGTAACCACGGAAACGCAGGAACCTAACACGTTCCTTCTACGTGGATTCAAGAACAACTACCATTTGAAGGAACTTAAAAGGGCTTACGATTCTGGATGTCTGTTCTATGAAAGCCAGAAACTTTATAAATGGTTCAGGGACATCGTGAGAATGGGGTTGAGATGAAGCTTAATGAAACCGACAAAGCGCTGTATTGCATAGCATGGTATAATGGATATGCAAAAGAATTGAAGCGTATTCATAAATATCTAGCTAAATGTGAAAAGGAAAATCGTGCAAATGCTCCTATACCAGAACATTTCTTGCAATTTGACTGTGATCATTTAATAAGGGTGTTTTGGTCTGTATTGGTTCTCAAATACGGAAATTACGGAACATCTCCAAGAACAGGATGGATAGATAATATTCATGCAGCTAAGAAATACCTAGAAGCGCTTTGCAAGATTAAGTAGGAATGTCATGGCAGAACCTATTGTTATAACGGCAATAAAAACAAATGGAATAGAAAACGCCTATATAGGGACAATCGGTGATGACGGATACGTGTATTTCAACGATGCCATGTTCTATAGGTTCAAGCCCACAGGAACATGGGAACAAAACGTGTACGTGTTGAACCGGTCGCGGTATTCGTGGGCTAAATGCACGATGTTCGAAAAGATATCAGCCGTGAATCTTAACGCTGGCGCAGGAAGCGTTGCACCGGGTGGAATCGGAGTCGAGGGGGCAATCAAGTGGGCTATTGCTGTTGCAGAGGATGCATCCCATGGATATGATTGGGACTACCGTTGGGGACCTGACTACGACTGTTCTTCGCTTGTGTATGAAGCTTTCCGCGTTGGTGGTGGTTTCGACCTTCCTGTGCACACAGGAAACACGCATTCGATGATTAGAGACTTTACAGCTATCGGATTCAAGTGGTTGGCTGGAAAAGGAAATTCAGCTAGCGAATGCGTAAGAGGTGATATACTCCTGAATACAGCAAACCACACTGAAATATATATTGGTAATGAAATGAATGTTGGAGCGCATATAAACGAAAAAGGAACGGTTAGAGGCGGCAGACCTGGAGATCAATCAGGTAGAGAGATTTGCACCAATGGTTATTATTCGTATCCTTGGAATGGAATATTAAGGTATGAAGGATGAAAAATTTTACAGGTAAATGTAAAACATAATTGTAGTATCAATAATAACCCTTGTTGCCGTAAGGGTTATTTTTCTAGTTAGGCTTTGATGTTAAATTATGAGTGTATATAAGAGTAAGTTAATAAGTTTGCATATAAGAGTAAGTTAATAAGTTTGCATATAAGAGTAAGTTAATAAGTTTGCTCTGTAGTCGTTACCTTACT